CCGCAGTCGCGCAGACGGCAGCCGCGGTGGGGAGGCGTTAGGTGCGTGGGCATGGGGCGAGGGCGAGCTTTGCGGAAGCAATCTGGTTTTCGATTTCCGCGATATAGGCGATGCGCTTCGCAACCTGCGCGGATGCGGCAGGCAGCTCGTTCGCGCGGGAGGAATCCATCGCTATCAGGTCGCGACAGCATTCTTCGCCAAGCAACGCCATGCGCTGAGAGGATTTCCATTCAATGAGCTTTTTGATGTAGGAGAGTTTCGTCTTGTTCATGGGGTCGAATGTAGCGGGCTGCGTCCGTGCGTCAATGCCTTTTTTAATTTTATTTTGTGGGGGGTGACTCTCACGGCTTGCAGGCGTTGGTTCTTTCCATTTTCACGTCCAGCGCGGTGACGTAGCTGCGCCAGTCACGAATGGGAATCCATTTGTTGAGCGCGGGTCGCCAGTGGTGCCACTTCCGATCGCAAAGGTCTGAGTAAAGATTTTCCCGAAATTCATCCACGTTTTTCAGAGGCTCGGAAGCCACGAATGAATCAAACTCGCGCTGAGACGGGTAGTCCGGCACCTTCATCGTTTTGAGCTTGTCCTCTTTCGTCCGCATGTCTGGCTTCCACGTTGTCGGAATTTCTTCAAAAATATTCCCGTCGGCATCGCCGATGTCCTCTTCAGACTTCTTCAGACTCTCTTTTGCATCGGATGGTACATCTTTAAGCTGGTACCTCTTAGTAGCGGCTTTCACCGTAGCCGGTGGGAACCGTAGCGGTTTTTTTCCGCTACGGTCAAAAAGGACGTAGCGAGTGGAGGAAAACATGCCGCCTCGCCGCGTTTTGATTTTCTCGATGTAGCCGGAATACTCCAATTCTTTCAGGTGTTTCTGAACGCTTTCCCGGTGCCTGTCCATGTGCCGCGCGAGCGTGTTCAGTGACGGGAACGGCATTTCGCACTCAGGGCCGACGTAGCCCTTGATGATGATGTAGAGCAACCGCGCCTCGACTGAGAGGGACGTGTCGCGCACGAAACTGTTTTCAATCGGGAAGCGCCATTCGGCTTTTTGGGTGACGGTGTTCATTTCGCGCCCTCGATTATTGCGGTGAAGCGCGAGATCCACGCGATGCGATTTTGCCGAGTTTTCGCGCCGGTCGGATTTGCGGCTGCGTTTTGTTCCACCCACTTGGTATTCACTCGGAACATCCGATCCAATTCGCGAAGGCAAAGCTCCTTTTCTGTCATTTCGCGGCGAGGGATTTCTTGCTGGCACCGTGGGCACGCCTTCCATGTTCCCGGCAGTTTCGCCCCGCAGCACTCAAAGGCGTTTCGTTTGTATTCGTTCATGTTTGCAAAGTTGCCTTCCCTGTGTCGCACCCTTGGCGAATACCAAGGCACAGGGAAGGCGATGAAAAGACTTTTGAGCCGGTGCGAATCGGCGCGTCGCCGTGATTGGCAACGCGGGGAGTATTGCACCCGCGCGGAACGCTGGCAAGGGGATTCTGCCCCGCGCCGACATTCGGCAAGGGCGCGCGTTGAAATCGTGCAAGCGGCTTTTCGTCGCGCTGCGTAGCTGCCCCGCAAGTCAGCACTTTACGCACGGCCTGAAAATACTTTGAGAAAATGCTTGCGTCTTTTCAACGCGGCCCTAGCTTGGCTCCAACGCAAGGCACCACGCCGAACGAACAACCCGACAAAATGAAACTCCAATCCTACTGCAAATTCTTCCAGACCAAAGACGGCGCAATGCAATTCATGCGCCTGCAAAACCGCGCCGCTGCCAGCGCAGGAAATCGCCGCGACGTGCTGTGCGTCACAGACGGCCCGAGCGACAACTTCGCCGTGGTGGACTTGAAAACGGCAATCGAACTCGGCAACGGATATTCTTGGGAAGCCTAATCCCTCACCACTTCATCAAATGAAATTCGCATCACCAAAACACACGCGGCAGGAAATCGTCTCTCTCACGGCGCAATTCGGATATACGTTTGAAAAAGCCCGCCTCGTCGTTCTGAAATATCGCAAGGCATGGCGCGAGCACGCAACGTATCGCGCCGCCATCGACAACCAGATTGCGGCATGGGCCGAAAAGCACGGCACGCGCCCCGTCATGTATTCAGTCGCCTAACCCCTCACCACTCCATCCATGCCCACCGACTCCCTTATCGTTTCCGCCCTGATTGACGCCATGACCCGCCGCGAGGCGTCCGGCGACCTCTACTCAGCCCGCGACGTGCTCTCAGTGCTGCGCGGTGCCGCCGATGTTCACGACCCGGCGCTGGCCGCCAAGATCGGCGCGTATCTGAACGAATCCCGCGCGGCGCACATTGCGCTGATTTGCCGATGACACACGGCGGCAAACGTCCCGGCAGTGGCCGCAAGCGCAAGCCGCGCCCCGTGGCGCTGTGTATGCGCCTCTCTCCGGAACTGCACGCCGCATGGCTGGCGCGCAAGGGCAACATCAGCGGGCCGAAACTTTTGAAACACCTACTCGAAAATGGCCGCTAAAAAGAAGCCCGATGCCGCGCCGGATGCCGTGCAAGAACTCGCCGCGCCTGCGGTGCTCAAACGGCTGCAAATGTCCGCTGCAAAGTTCGCCGCGCAGGAGGACGACGCCGAGGCACGGCTTGACGCGCTCCGCTCGCTATCGCCAAACGCTGCCGAGACGCAGGAAAACAAAGGCGCGATTGCCCGCGCTGAGTGCGACCTACTGAACGCGCGGGACAACTTCAACAAGACGGCCAAGGCGCTTTTGAATTACGACCGAGGCGTTGCCATCGAGCGCAAAGAGGGAGAGAAGGCCAGCATCGAAGAATGCCGGGAGTGGATAAAGCACATTCTCGACTGTGTTCAAATCGCGCATCAAAAGTGCCGAATCACGATGGCGCAGGCAGCAGCAAAAGCGAATTCGCCGGAGGACTTTGTTGCTGCCACGGATGGCGCATTCAGCGCGGAGGTCAAAAACGCGATTAGCTCCGCGCTGGAGGACGGTGTGTTGCCGAAGTTTATTGGCGCATGAGCACGCTTTCGTTCGCCGCAGAGAGCATCGTTTTCGAGAAGCTATCACTCTACACCGGCAAGTTTCAAATCGAGCACTACAAGCGCCTGCGTGCCCCGCTCGCTGCCAATGACGATATCCGCACGAAACGGCTCGTCATGCTCGCGGCGGCGGGCTGTATGAAAACCGTCGCACTGCAAATTTGCATCGCGCACCACATCGCGCGCGTCGGCGGAGACTGCAAATTCTTCGCTCAGAATGACGACAAGGGCGACACATGGAGCCAAGATCGCGGACAGCCTTTCATCCTCCCGATTCCAGAATGCAAGCGGCTGCTCAAAATGAGCATCACGGAACGCGGGCGAGTCACAAAATCGAAGTGGTATTTTCGGAATTGCACGTTTCACATTTCCGGCCCGTCGAAAGCGCAACGGCAGACCGACCAACTCCAGACCGTGTGGATTGACGAGGCGCATTTGCCGGATTCGTTCGAGGACGGCGCGCTCAAGGAAATCGAGGACCGAATCCAAAGCGCGGGCTGGCTAGGCAAGGCAGTCTACGGCACCACGGCACCGGATGACGGGCGCGAGATTGCACAGTTCTTTCTTGCCGGGCCGCAGAATGAGTATCACTGGAAATGCCCCAAGTGCGCGAAGCTCATTTGGCCGCTTTGGAGGGAAGTGACGCCGACGCAAAAGCACGCAGTGGAGGTCTATGGGAAGGACGTTTTTCTTTGGGATGAGACACCGGACAAGAAGCCGATTGTCGAATCCATCCGCGCGCGTTGCCCTCACTGCGAGGCGATATTTCACGACACGACACAGGATCGGGAATCGCTGTGTGGCGATGATTACGTGCCGATGAACCCGAACCCGCAGCCGGGCACGGACTCGTATCGGTGGAACGTGTTTTCGGTGCCGGAGCTTGAATGGAAATCCACGCTGCAAAAATACGTCGAGGCCATCGAGTATGCTTTGCTCGGCAATCTGGACGTGATGGAGAATTTCGTGAAGAAGCAGATTTGCGGAATCTGGACGCCGACGATGCCATCGCTCGGCGATGCCAAGGGCAATCGCGACTACCGGCTCGGCGACGTGTGGCAGCCGGGGGGTGAGACATTGCGTGTCCTATCCTGCGACCCGCAGGCAGGCAAGGCCGGCGAGCCAGCGCACCGGCACGCGCTCGTCACCGAATGGGACAGACAGGGCAACTCTCGGCGCGTATGCTACCGGCGAATTGACACGGCGGCACAGCTTCACGAAATGGCCGCTGAGTTTGGCGTGCGCGAGGGCGTGCATGGCTCGCATTGGCCGTGCGTCATAGTGGACTCAGGCCACGAACCGCGCCGCACGTTCCGCGAGTGCAGTCAATTCAACTGGCTGGCGTTCAAGGGCAGCGACCTTCAACAGTTTCACGTCATTCACGACAAGGATGGGCGCACCGCGACGACGCCGATGCCATACTCCGACCCAGAGGCGCAGTCAGGCGTTGTCGGCGAAGCCCTGCCAAAGCGCATGGGAGCCAAGCGCGGGCGTTTGCCGGATGGATGGGCGTATTGCCTCACCGGGCACAATCCAGAGCTTTACAGCTACCTTTACGCGCTCATCACGGGCGCGAGTGGTCGTTACTTCGGCATCGCGATTGACATGCCGGAGTGCTACGTCAAGAATCAACCTGGCTTCATGCCCGTTCTTGAAGCTGACAAAAAGACGGCGACGGTGAAGCGGATTATTTTTAGGCGCATACGAGATGACCATTATTGGGATCTCGAAATTCTCGCTTTGGTTCTGGCTATCAGGAGCGGATTTTTCCCGCTGGCGAAACTTTCCGAAAACAACCCCGTATGAAAACCGCACCAATTATTATTGGAATCCTGCTAATCGCTTTGTCTTTTGCATTTCATAGGTGGGGAGTGCAAAAATGGACTTTTTACAGTTGGAAGACATTTTGGTTGGCATTCTTCTTACCTCAGATGATTTTGCTGGCTGGAATCCTACTCATTCAAAGCGTCTGCGAAAAATGACCATCACCGAAATAAACGTCCCAAACCACATGAGCAACCCGACCGACCTGAAACCGAATCCGAATCCCGTAGGCCGATGCGAGATATTCATTGTCTCGTATTGGAAAGATTTTCCTTGGCTGGAATTGTGTCTCAAATCCATTCAAAAATTCTGCCGGGGATTTTCCGGAGTGACAGTCGCGATTCCCTCGCGCGATTTGGAAGATGCCGCAAACCGATTCGGTCAAACAGTGATGGACACTTGCGGCTGGATTAAATTCAAAGACTATGACGAGGCAGAAGGAAAGGGCATGGTGCAGCATATGGAGATCATGGCCCGCGCCGATGAGTTTGTCCCGCACGGCACGGAATACGTGTTGCATCACGACAGCGACGGCATCTTCAACGTGCCGACAACGCCGGAGGATTTATTCCGGCACGACAAGCCGGTGTACCTTTACCGCACATGGGAGTCACTGACCGGGCATGATGGCGTCGTGAGCGATTGCGCGCAGTGGCGCGAGCCGACAGACGCGCAGCTTGGATTTGCCAGCGAGGTTTATTCAATGTGTACCAACACGCAGATGATGCCGATTTGGTTCTATCAGCATTACCGACACTGCCTCGAATCGGTTCACGGCGACTTGCACAAATACTTCATCAGCGGGAAAAACAGCTTTCCACAGGACAGAACCGATTTTAATGCAATGGGCGCATTCGCTCACAAACGCTGGCACGGCGCGTTTGCATGGTATGATGTGGAGAATGGCCAGCCGCACCCGCGCGACCCCAAAAAAGCATTTTGGAGTCACGGTTCCATCACCCCAGAAATCCGCGCCGAAATCGAGTCCATCCTTTCGGTTTGACACTTGCGACTAAAACGGTTAAACGCACGCAATGCCATACTTCATTCCAGAAAACCGCCGAGAAGATGCCTCAGAATACATCCGCGAGCGCAGGGATGATGAAAAGAAATTCGTGAAGGAAATCGAATCGCGCATCAAAAAAGCGGACATCAAAAACCCTACTTGGGATGATGCACTTCGCGCAATACTAGGACAGATTTAACATGCCATCACCGGGATTAGAATTTCGCTCATTCACCGCTGCCGAACTCGCGTCGGCGCTCACGACCGCCAAGGCGCGACTCGTCGCAGGAGACTGGACATCGGTGAGCGGCGGCGCGAAAAGCGGCACCAAGACGACGATGACGCCGCAGGAAATGATCTGCGCAATCACCGCCGAAATGCGATTCCGTGGGCTGCTCGCGCCGCTGGCGAATGTGGTTTATTCTGACTTCCGCACCTCTCAACTTGATGGCTTCTAACACCGCTCCCTCCACCTTTTCACCGCAGATGCAAAGCCGCATTCTGCGAAGCTACTCAGCCCTGCAATCGCCGTGGAAAACGGCGGTGCTTGCGGGATACGAGGGCGCACGGCAGAACAAATCCTTCAACTCGCCGACACGCGTGGGCAGCAATCCGAACAGCACGATTGCGCAGTTGCAGAGATCGAAGTTGAGCCTCCAAGGGGAAGAAATCGTGAAGAACACCAGCTTCGGGCGGAACCTGATCAACCGCAGGAGGGCCTACTGCTCATCCGGCATCACGTATCACCCAGACACGGGCGACTCCGCGCTCAACAAGCTCGTCACCGACTACTGCGTTGACCAGTGGAAGCGCATGGGAGTCAACCAATCCATGCAACAGGCATTCGGGATTTGCGCGGATGCCATGCTCCCGCAATACGGTGACTGCGCGTTGCGCTGGATTCGCAGCGAGCCGGGAAATCCCGAATCCGAATTGCGCTTGCTCGCGATTACCGGCGACCGCATCGGCGAGGTTTATCGGTACGTCGCGCCCGTGGTGAAGGACGGTATCACGTATTATTGCGGCCTGTTTTTCAACGGGCCGAATATCACGCATTACCGCATTTATGAGCGGTGGTATGACACGACCTACACGCGTCCTGAGAACGTGGAAGCGGCGGACGTGATTTTCTTCATTGACCCGATTGACACCGGCGTGCGCGGAGTCTCGCTTTTCTCCGCAGCCGTGGACGACATCCGCAGCAGCCATGAGATTTTGAAGGCTACCAAGGACACGATGCAACAGCAGTCCAAGATGGCCGCGATTGCCTCGAACAATTCCGGCAGCGCGATGGATTACAGCTACGACAAGCAAACGAACGCGGACGGCACGATTGAATATCAGGAAAGCTACGCGGACGGCGCGGTGGTGAAGTATCAGTTCAACGGCGACTCGTATCAGGTGCTACGCGCTGAACATCCCTCGCAAGATTTCGTGGCCGCGTTGCGCTACCTCGACCAGCGTGGAAGCCTCGCGTGCGGATTCCCGTATGAGTTTCTGTTTTCCGGCAGCGAGAGCGGCGGCGCACCTTTCCGTGGCGCATTCGAGATTGCAGGCCGCGAGATTGAACGGCTGCGCAATCAGGTTCATGGCCCACGCCTGGACGTGATCGCATACGTCACGATCATGGACGGCGTAGAGCGCGGGCTTCTGCCGGCAAAGGCGGGCATCACGCGGGGAAGCTGGCAGTTCACTACGTTGCCCTCAAGTGACGCCTTCCGCGATGCCAAGAGCGACATTGACCAGATCCGCGCGGGCATCACCTCGCCGCAGCGCGTGATCGCGAACAACCTTGGCACCACGGCGGATGCGATTCTGAGCGAGACGCGGGAGTGGGCAATCATGGTGAGCAAGACGGTGGAGGATGCAAACAGGGAGCTTGTAAAACAGGGCTACAAGCCCACGGTGACCGCGCAGGACGTGGCGCAGGTGAGCGACAATCCTCAAGCGGCGGCGCAGGCCGAGAATCTCACGCAGGGCAAGCCCACGACCATTAGCGATTCCAGCACGAAGTCTGACACGGTGGAGAAAACAGGCGCGGCACCAAAGCCCGCTGCGATGGCAGACTTTGACGAATCGAAACACCCGCGCGCAAAGGACGGCGAGTTTGGCGAAGGCGAAGGCCACGGCAAGGCAAGCGCGGACGCAAACGAGGCGAGCAAGAAAACTTCCGAACAGGAACACTCATTCAGTCCATCCGCGCACGCAGACGCGGCAAAGGCGCACACGGATGCAATCGGCCACAAGCAGGCAAGAATTGAGGCTGTGAAATCCAACCCGCATTTGAATGAAGGCGAAAAGAAATCGCTCATTGCTGGCTACAAGAAAGACATCAAATTTCACGGCGCAATGGCCGCGCGGCACACCGGAACAGCGGAGCACTTGGACAAGTTTTGGAAGGAGCAGGAAAAGCGCGAGGGAACAACCGCAAAGCTGGCAGACTTTGAAGAATCAAAACACCCGCGCGCAAAGGACGGCGAGTTTGGCAGCGGAGGGGGTTCAAGCCCAAACGAACCAGCCGATAAGACCGGCAATTCCAATAGTGACGTTCACGAAGTTGTTGCGAACTTTGAAAAAGAAAACCGAAATGTTTCCACGCACGAAAAGATGCTCGTTCATTTGAGTGATGGAACATCTATACAGTCCGAAGGAAAGGCGGGCGCAGTTACTATTTCAGGGCATCAAATACGCCACATGAGGGAAGATGGAAATGCAACAATGACGCACAATCATCCATTCGTTGCCTCTCTTTCTAGTAGTGACCTAGGGATGGCCTGCAAAGCGAACTTGAAGGAAATCCGCGCGGCGGACTCTCAATTTATCTACACGGCGAAACGCCCCGAATCTGGATGGCCCAAAGATTCCACAGTCAAGGCTCAGTGGACGAAGCTATTCAACGTGAAAGCCAAGGAAGCGCGCGAAAAGATTCAATCGGGAACGATGACGGTAAAAGACGCCAACCGAGATGTGACTCACGAAGTAACGAAAGCGGTTTGCGAACAATTCGGGATTATTTATGCCAGACAATGACGCAATAACGCTGGACGAAGATTTACAGAAACCAGACTTCGCAAATGCCGATTGGATTGACCTTGCGATTAAGGAACCGGAAGCGCACGCGATGCAATACGAGCGTGAACATCCTGAGTCCGCGCCCGCGAAATGATTCACGCCCTCACAAGCATCGCACCGAATCGCATCGAAGAACAACAGCGGTGCGTCGAATCATGGCTGCGCGCTGGCTTGCGCGTGACTTCGCTGAACTGCGCGAAGGAAATTGACATTCTCGATGAACAATTCCCCGGCGTGATTTTCCACGAAGCGCACCACACCACTGAGCTTTTCTTCGGCAAGCCATACGTGGCGATTGACGCGGCGCTGCGATACGCAACGGAACTCAGCGCGAATGTGCTGCTTCTCAACTCGGACATCGAGCTACGGTGCGAAGCTGCGCAACTTGAGCGGCTCGCGGAGGCGAATGACAGCGGCCTCGTCACGCTCCACCGGCACGACCACGGCGGCGACTACACGAACGGCGGCGCATACTGGGATGGCATTGACGGCTTCATGCTTCATGGCAGGGACGCTCACGTTGTCCCGTGTTCGTTTCTGAGCTTCGGGCAGTGCTTTTGGGACTACTTGCTCCCCTTGGCGTTTGCAAAGGCAGGTCGGCCCGTTTACGGTTGCACAGAGCCGCTTCTATGGCACCGTTCGCATCGCCAAAACTGGGACTGGAACGACTGGCACAAGACTTCGCTGGAAATTGACCGCGCACTCGGCCAGACGGAACGGCTCACGCTTGGCCGGCGCGTGGCGAGGGCGCAAAAGATGCGCGGGGAGATTTTCGATTTCAGCATTGCAATATGAACGCACGCTTTCCGCTCGCACCTTCCGAACACATGAATCCGACGCCTGAACAAATCAAGAAGCTAAAAAACACTCTCCGCGATATACGCGCAGCTCGGAAAGCATTTTCCGATGTTACACACCGATACCTGTTTCCAAAGGGGAAAAAGACTTAATGAAACACGAACCGAAAACAAAACTGGCGTTGGCGATGATGAGCGCGGGAGTGCGCGACGTGATCCGCAAAAAGGAACTGGCGGCAGCGTGCGATGTTTCGCGCGTGCATTTGTCATACGTAATGCACGGGCATCGTGAATCTCCAAAGCTATTGGAGAAGGCAATGCGGATAGTGGCAGAGCGGTGCAAAGGGAAAGCGTAACGGTTACGCGGCGGTAATTTACAACAGCGGCAACTGCGCGCAATACGTGCGCCGTGCCAAAAGTCGCATCACTGCAAGCCTCGCTCAAATCCACTGAGAAAGTGGACGGTGACACTATCTTCGGTTGCCAACTCGCCCGGCTTGGAAAGCTGGCGCGCTTTGCCAACCCGCACACCGGAAAGACCGAGGAGCTTCTTTGCACGCCCAAGCTAGTGGATTCCCTACTCGCGCTGTGCAGCGAAGATCAGCGCCTCTCCGCGCATTGGACGCACAAGTGGATCGAGGGCAACGAAGGCATCGACAGCCGCGTTGCTACGTGGCGCAACTTCCGCAAGGACGGCGACGGCAACCTTGTCGCAGACGCTTTCCTTTGGCCGACTCCGCACAAGGAAGCCATCCTGCACGCCGCGCTGAATGACCCGCAGGGCATCATGGTGAGCATGGTGTTCAACTACGAGGGAACCAGAGACAACGCCGTTGCAACCGGCGTGATGGCTGGCGACTTCGTTGGCAAGGGCGCGATGACGACCGCGTTGCTCGCGGCACTTTCAGCAGAAGACTCAACCACAACCTCACAACCAATGGACATCAACGAACTCATCGAAGCACTCAAAGACGAAAAGGTGCAAGCCGCCGTTTCCGCAATCATCAAATCCCACAAGGCCGACGCGCCCGTTGAACCGGACGGCGACGAAGCCGCGATGGAAGACACCGACGCCGCTGCCACGATGGAAGCCTCCGCTGGCGTTGCCGATGGCGACAAGAGCGACGCTGACAAGGATAAGCCCGCCGTGCTCCGCGCGGTGCTCAACTCTGTGCGCGCTCTCAAACGCCAGCTTGACGGCAATCAGGACGCCGTGAGCGAAAAGGCCGCTGTGCTCGCCGAGGCGAAATTCACCAAGGCCATCGGCACGGGCGCATTCAAGATTCCCGCGCCCGCTGAGAAGCCGGAATTGCCTTTCGTCGCGGTGCTCAAAAAGCATCTCGGAACCGGCGTCACTCGCCCGCTCGCAATTATGCGCGCCAAGAACGACGCCAAGCCCGGCGAATTTAACCAATGGGAAGTCGCAGGACGCCCGATGCCCGTCACCGCCTAACACCTAACCACCTAACACAATGGCCGTTCAAAACACCTACAACATCGGTAGCGCACTGCGCTCCGTCAATAACGACACAACCGCGATTGCAAGCTCCGGCCTGCGTCTCACAGTTGGCGCAACCGGACTCACCACGCTCTCGCTCATCAGCTCGCGCGGTTCGTTCGTTTCGCTCGAATCCATCGAAGCATCCAAGCCCGGTGCCGCAGCCGCATACTTCCAAGGCGGCGAAGTTCCCGCCATCGGAACCGGCGCGACCAGCATCGGTGATACCGCTTACACCGCCGCCTCCGGCCAGTTCGCCAACACCTCCGGCGCGAATGCCCTTATCATGGGCATCTGGACGCAGGCCTGCCCCGGTGCCGGCCAAGTCGGCGCAGTTGAACTCAACGTCTCGATCTAACACCTAACCACCACACACCATGCCCGTATTTACACCCACAGTCGGAACCGGCCCTCGCGAGGAGTTGGCGCAAGCCATCGTCGAAGGAGAAGGCGCAGTATCAAATCTCATCGGCGATAAGCTGATGCCTGACCTGCCGCTCACGAAGCGGACGGCGCATCTGCCCAAGCTCACGCTGCAAGGCGTCGAAGCCATGCGGACGCTGACTGACCAGAAGTTCCTCCGCGCGCCCGGCACTCGTTACGAGCGCATCACGGCGCAGGTGAACGACTTCACGTTCTCGACCAATCTCATCGGTCAGGAAATCGTGATTCCGAATGAAACGAAGATGGAATGGGACGAGTATCTGGATCTCGTCGCGTTCTTCTCCGCGCAATTCGGCACGCAGATTTCCGGTCTGACCAAGGAACTGCTGAAAGCCAATATCCTGTTCAATCCTGCGCAGACCTTCCGCGCCACGGCGATGACGCCTGTTGCTAGCTACACCGCTGCGAATCGCGACCTCGCCTTCCCCGGCGCTGGCATGAATCCGATTCAGGACATCATCGCCGCAGCCCGTTACATCAAGGGGCTCGGCGAAATCGCCGACTGCGCTTGGATGAGCGGTCAAGTCTGGGAGCGCGTTCGCACCTGCCAGAGCACGCTCCAGTTCATCAAGGGCATTTACGGCCCGATGGCGGAAGTGAACGAAGGCAACTTCACGACGGCTCTCGCTGCCATGTGCGGCGTCAAAAATCTCTACATCGGAGATTGCTACATCAACACCGCCGCGAGCGGTCAGTTGCCAAGCCTCACTCCGGTTTGGAGCACAGCATACATCGGCGTCGGACGCGCGGGACTTTCCAAAGTCGCCAGCGAGAAAGACGGCGTTGGCGTTCCTACCATCTCCGGCCTCGGCGTTACGCCTTTCTGGACGGGATTTGAGAACGGCGGCAAGCCCGTTGTGGACGGCCCGCTCTACATGGAAGGCGGCAACTACGTCGAGACTTATCCGAGCCTCGAAATCAACTCCCTCGTCGTGCGTGTCGGCATGAGCCAGAATCCGACCGTCACGAACAACCGCGCGTTCGTGCTCATCGCAACCAGCTACAGCTAACCGATATGCCAATCGAGTTTCCAGACGTTGACGTTGCGGAATCGCAGGCGGACAGGCTCACGCTTTTCCCGCTGGATGAACAGTTCACCGACGTTGCTTACAAGCACGTCGAGACCGGGCACCTGTTTTTCCTCGCCGTCACGGAGCCGAACATCTATGGCCGGACGCACTTCATGAAAAACAAGAAGGAAGTCTGGGAAGGCACCATCAAAGCATTCCGCGAGACGTTCGAGAAGGTCTAAGCCAATGAGCGAAAAGTTGTTCATCCCGTTCATGTCCAACGGCAGTGGATCAGTGACGGCGTGTAACCATTTCTCAATGGTTTACGCCGCACTGACCGCGCTGAAAGAACGCGATTGCGCCATTGGCAGCTTTTCGCATCCGTGTCCCGCCGCAACGGGCAACTTCGCAACGCACCAGTTCCTCGAAAGCAACTGCGACCGCATGGTGATTGTGGACTTGGACATCATGTTCACGCCCGCGCAGCTTGAGCTTCTAATCAGCCATGAAGTGCCGCTAGTCGCGGGCGTCTATCCCAAGAAGCAACTCGGCCTGACACTCAATATGCAGGTGCTCGACAAGAACGCATTTGCCGAGGACGTGGAAGGCCAGAACGCAAACCCGCTCGTCGAAGTCGAATGGGTGGCGCGCGGATTCATGACCATCCATCGCAGCGTTTTTGAGGCGATGGAGGATGAGTCACCGATTGTGGACATCGAAGGCAGCATCATGCGCGAATACTGGCGCACGCTCCCCGGTGGGCACAGTGAGGACAAGGAGTTTTGTCAGCACTGGCGCAAGCTCGGCGGCAAGATTCTCGTGGATCAACGGCTGTGCGTGCAACACGAAGGCAGCGTTCTCTATCCCATTCCCGGCACTTTCAAACTCAAAGACGACAACCAAAAAGCAGCATAACCACTCACGAACATGGCCGCAATTTCACAGACTCCCGCCAACGTAGCGCAACTCACGACATCCGGCATCACGAACAATGTCACCAATGGCTTCGCAGCCGCTGGCGTGACCATTGTTGCTGGCAATATGGTATCACTCGCGGATGCCAGCGCGCAGACATACAGCCTCGCCGACGCGGACGTTTCCGGCGTCAAGGTGCCCGCAGGAATGGCGCTTGGCGGGGCAGGGCCGGGGCAACCTTTCTTCATTCAGACGAAGGGCACCGTCAACCCCGGCAGTGTTTCGATGACCTCCGGCTCCATGATTTATCTCAGCGTCACATCGGGTGGCATCACCGAGACTTTTGCGGACATCGCAAGCGGATTCTGGAGCGTGTCCATCGGGCAGGCACTCACGAACGGATCGCTCTACATCAACCTCACCGGGCAGGCCATCGCGAAGCCCTAACGTATGAGCTGGGCCGATTCAATGGCGGCGCTCAACGCGGCACTGTTGGAAATCTTCCCCGATTCCATCACGTTCAACGGCGCGACCATTGCGTGCATCGCGCCGCCGCTGCAAATCTTCAAAACGCTGAACCCGTCAACTTATGATGGGAAAGTGACATTCACATTCCAAATGCTCGAAAGCGACCGCGCAACCGCTGGCATCGGGCTTCGGTCTGTGATTCGATACGCCACGCCCTACGGCGAGGCGTTTAACCGCGACGGGCATTTGAATTTCGAGATTTACCAATTCGAGCCGGACAAAAACGATTCAAACGTGCGGCTGATTTGCAACCTCAAGCAATGAGAAACTCCGGCTTCAAAATGGACATGAGCGGGATTCGTCGCAAGCAGCGCGAGCTTGCGGCTATTCCCGCGCGCATTTTCAAGCCGGAAATCAGCAACTACCTTCTCCGTCCTTCGCTCAACAAAGCCAAGGCCGCGACTCCCGTGCGTGACCTTGCTACAATCCGCGAGAATCAAGTCGGCAAGCCAAACAGCCAATATGCCAAATGGAAGGCAAGGGGAGGCGGACAGGGCGTTACAAAGGCGCAATTCTTGGCAGACCGCGCGCCCGCGCGTTTCCTGTTCCAACTGCAATGGGTGCAGGTTGGCTATTCGCTCGGCGTGAATGTGACCGCATCGGCGGCGGTGCTTTCTGCGACCACTCGCAACCACAATGAGCCGGACATTCCGCAAGGGCGCGGGCAATGGCACGGCGGCGAAACGAAGCTTACCGCGAGCATCAGCGTCCCGTTTCTCGACGCTCCAGAGCGCAAATACAAGCCCTTCACCGGGCAAGGCATCCTGACGCCTATCATGGCCGCGCAGTTCCCGGTATTCAACCGCGCGTGTGAGCGCAAAATGAAGCGCGTTGTCGCTGCAATCGCGAGGAGCTAACATGACGCTTTCCGAGATACTCCAGTTGGAAAAAAACACGGAAGCCGTGATGATTGGCGTGCTGTCCGATGCGTGCGAGTTTGTCTATCACTCGCGGCAGACAGACACTAATCAAAGCCCTCGCATCGCCTGTAAGACAATCGTCGGCGCGCAGTTTCAAGACCAGAAGCTCACGATTGGCGTTGCGCCGTTCTACATTTACCAGTGCTACGAATGCACAATGCGGGTGATTGTCAGCACGAACCGGACGACAGAGGAAACATCCGGCGCGCATGATGATTTGCTCGGCCAAGTGCGGATGCGCCTTTCTCAGTATTTCGTGGATGACTGGCAGAATACGCAGCTTACCATTTCCGAGGATAACGTGCCGAACCTCGTCACGCAGGTAAAGCCCGCAGAGAGTGACGACGACCAAGCCGACACGGAAAACCTCGACAACACGACGCTCGCCATCGCTTTCATTCTCGTCATAAATCCCGCAGCACTAACCACACTCAACTAACACACCATCATGTCCAGTCCCAACCGCGTTCTTGTCCTCGCACCCGGCTACGGCGTCGCGCCTATCACGACTTCCGAAGCCGTCACCTACAATGTGAACACCGAGGAAATCACTCCCAATATCGAGGAGGATCACAATAAAGACCAATACGGCAACCCGAACCAGTCGCTCTACCAGAAAGGGCTGTATGACTACAAGGGCGAATGGCAGCTTGCCAGCAGCGGCACGCTTCCGCCGACGCTAGGCTCGACCTTCACGCGCACCGTGGAAAACGAGGCGAGCAGCATCACGTTCGTCGTCCTCAAGGCACCGATTGCCAAGACCGCCGACACGAAGATCCGCACTTGCAGCGTTGAAGCGAAACAAGCCAACGGCGGCGCTGGCAACGTGACGACCTCCAACTCCTAAGGCATGTGTCGGACTCCACACTCGACGAACATGCGGACGCGCTAGACAGCGAGCGAAAGGATCGCGCCGTGGCGATGCTTGGCTTGCCAGAGCTAATCGCAGGCGTTCAGGTGGAGCCGCTGACACCGCGCCGGCTGGAATGGCTGCGCGCAATGGGCAACCCGTTCGTGTGCGGCGGGGAGTGCCCGATTGCGGCCATTCCCGACTTCCTTTGGTATGTCACCAAAGATTTCGCGTTTGGCGACGATGAGCGGCGGCGGGCGTTTCTCGCGGCCATCCTCGACCTCGACGTGGATGATGCGCGCGAGGGGATTGACGAATACCTCGACCGCGCCTTCCTCGACGCCGGGCCGGGGCGCGAAGGCGTGTCGTTCTATGGCAGCACGGCTGGCCTCTACTGTTCGCTGAACACGGCTTATCCCGGCGCTGGGTGGCACCTAGAGCGCGTGATGGATACTCCGCTGCGCGTTCTCTACCAGTTGATCAAAGCGGCGGACGACGCGCGCGGATGCACCATGCAAAATCGCCGCTCATCGCCGCTCATCAGCAAGTTTCTTTGCGAGATCGAACACTTCGAGCTTTCCATCGTGGCAGACTTTGACGCCGAAATGGACGCATTCGTTGACGCGAAGTGTGCGGAGGGCTATAAGCTGTGCAGTGAACCGATTCAGAAAATCAACCTCGCGATCCCGGCAGCTTGCCAGCCGGATGCGCCGTGGATTATCCCGATGCGAAAGGTGAACTGACATGGGTAAGAACGATTTCACAGCAACAGCGGGCATCAGTTTGGAGCAATGGCAGAAGGACATTGCCAATATGGATGCTTCCATAGCTAAGATTGAAGCGCGCAGCGAGCAGCTTGAATCGAAGTTGGGAAAAGTTGGAAGCGCGTTGAAAAGCGGAGCCGTATTAGCTGCGCTTGGCAGCTTTGGGGACGCTCTCGCAAAAGGCGGAGCAGATGCAAGCGAGATGACGAGCGCGTTGAAAGCACTGGACAAGGAAGGATTTGGAAGCGGGCCGGAAAAGCATCTTCACAACTACACAAGTGGATTGCTTGATATTGCTGGAGCCGTGGATTCAACGATAAGCAGCATTCCAATTCTTGGAAAAGTGTGGAACACAATAACCGCTCCGATAACAGCTACGGCAAAATACACTGCTTTAATGAGGGAGACCGATGTGTTGATCAATACGCAGGCCGAAGGAACTCAGGATTTATCCGCGAAATACAAGGCACTAAGTGAACAACGCGCAAAAGTTTTCGGAAAGTCCACAATGTTTGTGTTTCAGGGAGAAGACAAAAAAGCGGACAAACTTAAAAACTTAGACGCCGAGCGCGCTAGAACTGCGGAAAAATACATTGCGTATGTTGACCGCGAAAAAATCGCAGGCAATGCGATATTGGCTGGATCTCAAAAAGAATCGGACTTGATGCGCCTTCGCGTCAATAGGGAAAAGGAGTTGACGCAACTTCGCGAAGAAGCCAAAGACAAGCACGGTGATGTAAGCCCAGATAGACAGCGCGCTCTGAACGCAGCCGAAAAAGCCGTGCAGGAGAAATACGCTGCAAATAAAAGCGAAGTTGAGGCACATGAGAAAATCAGAAAAATCGACATTCAGGGTGCGCTTCAAACCGCGAAGACAAGATTTGACGGCCTAAAGGGCGCGGCGGACGCGGCGGACATTGCGTTAGATGTTGCTGAAAAAGAGGAAGCCGCATCGCAGGGACTCACCAAGGAAGCCAAAGAACAAGCATCAGTAAAAACAGCAGAGGCGCGCGCTAATAAGCAAATAGCTGACAGGTCTCTCGCCGTCGCGAAAATACAGAACACCTACGACGCCGATTTAATTGAAGCAAGACAGGACGGCTTAGGCGTAGAAATTAAAGCAGCGGACGCCGCAATCAAAGCAGCCAAAGCCAAGCAACTAAGTTTCAGGGCAGGAACTACCGAGAGCGATGCTGCTGTAAATGAAGAAGCATCCGCAAGGGTGGCAAAGCGCGACGCCGAAAGCAAATTCAGACTGGAGCAGCAAAACCTCGGAATAGCTATGCAGGTTGCCAGCATTCGCGATGATTCTGTTGAAAAGGAGCGCGTTGAAATCGCATTGCGAAAAGGTTCAATAGCATCAGAACTGACTCAGAACATCAGCGGAGAAAAGCGCGCTCAGTTGATCGCAGAGCAATCAGCGATTGCGGAGCGTGAATGGAAAAACCAGACCGCTCAATCTCAGTATCGAATAGACAAGGGCGGGCTCGCAATAGCGGGTGAAGTTGCAGACTTGCGCGACGATTCGGTTGTGAAACAAATTAAATCCACAGACGCGCAAATTGCATTGCTTGAAAAAGAAAGCAAGCAAGGCAACCGCACGCCGATGGAAAGGCTGAAAATTGAAACAGACATCAAAAAGCTAAAAGAGCAGCAATGGAACAATGAGCTAGCGCACATAAATAAAATACATGCCGTTGTGCAGGCTAACGCTCAGGCAGGTCAAGGCATTGGCGCACGCGCAGGGCGTGAAGTGAACCTGAAAATTCTCGCGGATGAGCAAAAGAAATTGGAGGACTTGAAAAACGCTAGGCGGCCCGCTGCTGAAATAGCTGCACAAGAAGCAATCGTGAACCAGAAGCAACGCGGAGTTGAGCAAGACCGGCACGGCGTGGACTTGGCGCTTGAGGCAATGGACATCCAGCTTCGCACGGCGGGAATCAAAATGACCGCGAGCGACCGTGTTGCAAAGCTCGCAGAAAACGAGGCTAACTATCAGCAAAAAATCGCGCAGGCATTGCGAGATCAGGACTCAGCAATGGCTAACCGTTTGTCGAAAGAGAAAGCAATGAAGGCGTTGCAAATTGAAGCCGACGAGCTTTTGAAATCGCCGAAACAAAAGGCAGACGAGGCAAAGGAACAGCGCAAGAAAAACAAAGCCCTTGACACAGCAAGGGCTCAGAAAAAGGCCCGCGATGAATCGGCGGCAAGGGAGAAGGCAAAATTCATGGCTGATAACGCCTTGCGAGTGGCGCACGGATTTGCACCACTTCCAATGCCAGCCCACTTCGGGCCGGTGCGCGCAGGGGATGCATTAGGTGAAGCAGCGCGCAAGGGGATTGACGACGCCGTTGAACGCGAAGCAATTCCAATCAAACCCGGCGAAAAGAAAGCGGACGTGATGGAAATGAAAGTGGTGAACCTAATCGTCAAAGCATTGAAATCCGACTAATGAGCACTCCAAACAGAGTAATGGTGGGCACGCTCTCATCCGTCACCTTTGACGGGCCGGGCCGCTACGTGCGCCCGTTTCAGGACAAAGGCGACACATGGAGCTTCGAGTGGCATATTGACTGCTACCAGCTAGCCGCGAACTTCACGCCGTTCCAAAACAATCGCTTCTACTCGCCGGGCTTCGTCTCGCCAGTGGAGCAGATGCAAGCCGTCACGACTCCGCTCGGCACGGCATACCTTGTGCATGAGGAGCAGCCGGAATACACGGCGTGCAGGGGCTGGCTGAAATTCAAGCGCGTGTATGCCAGCCTGCCAATCACTCGGCAGGAAGGCACTTCCGTAACGCATTCGTTCCAGTATTACTCTACATCGGCAAGCTATGACTGGACGAATCCGCCGCCCGCGCCGGAGGTTGCCGAGTGGCCGCTTGTGTGTGCCGGATACTACCTTTACGAGTATTTCCTTTCCTATTGGCCGGACGTGATTCGTGCGCCGAAAATCACTTCGATCTTCGGAATTTTGCTCAAGACCAACTGGCCTCCGCCAACCAGCGGGCCGTTTGTTTCCAAGGATTCTGAGATCAGCATTTACAAGGGCAGCATCATTGAGCGCAAAACGCTCTACGTGAACCCGCCGACACTGGCGCAACTCGTCTAATGGAACCCGTCAAACTAGCCAACGCGGAAAACGCTTTCGATGGCGGAGTGCTCGACAAGAAATGGATGTTCAACGTGGTGGGGCACTTGAACCTTTGGCACGCTGGCGAGGTGAAGCTACCCTCGACCGAGTGGGGCAGCGGCAGAATACTTGTGAGCAACACCGGATGGGTGGTTGATCTCACGCGGCTAAAGGTGCCCGCGTCGTCGCAGGTGCAATCGCAGCGCGAGTTTCAGATTGTCGCAGACGGGGCGAACACGGTGAAGATTTACAACGGCACTCTTTTCGGGCAACTGCCAACGGGATTCTCTGTTGGAAACAGCCCGATTTTCACGCTGACCGTCGCAAACGGGGATAAGATTTACGCAAAGGTGACGTGGAACAGGACGCTGAATATCACTGGCAACATCGTGAGCACTATCACCACCCGCACAATCGAAGCGGCGGCGACGGTGCCAGCAAACGACCCGCAAGCCGGGACGCGGCATTACTTACTCGCGAGCGTAACCCTCGGCACTGGAAACATTCCCGTCATTGCGCAGAGTCGATGGGGGCCGATTGACGACTTGCCGGGGACGGCGAGGTATAACTACGTCATGAACAGCGCCAGCACGTCCGCTCAGACGGACTACTGGGACTTGCTCGCGACAGGCAAGGGCAAACAGGCGGGCGGCGTGACCGATCTAGCGCCGGATTACGATTCTGTTCAAGTGTCAGGATATGGCGGATGGTTGCGATTTATTCAGGATGGCACCAACCTCAAGATTTTCGCTCGCGGAACTACAATGAACTCCGTCGGGCAAATTACTTATATCGCGCCCGAGTATGTAGTTTTCGACAAGCCGGTTGTTTGCGAAACCACTGTTGACGTGCTAGTGGGGCTGCGACTAAACGGCGGATACTTGGAGGGGCAGTATCGAACGATCAAGGTGAACGCTGTGGCAACCCCGTCCCCTGAGTGGGTAAGCACCGGCATCCCGGTGACGGCTGGCACCACGATTAAGTGCGTGTAAAACCAATTTGACAACCGCACCCGCAAACCCTAAAAGACCACCGAAATGCTGACACTCCTCATCAACGAAAGCAAACCGCTCGACGGGCTTTTTGCAAACGCGACTACGGGCGGCATCGGCAGCGTGCCGGATATTTCCGTTGCCGACGATGGGCAGGCCGTTTCGGTGCAGACATTCACGCGCGCGGCGGGAGTCATTACCGATTCGTTCGTTGCTGGCGACGTGCTGCACATCGGCATCGGCGACGGCGTGAATGCGCCCGTGTGCTACATCGCACTTGCCAGCGCATCGCCCGCTACGGGCACGATGGCGATCAATACCGATGGCATGGTTGCGCTATTCGCGGCGACCTCGGCGAATCAGTTGACGCTAAACGTCGGCGTCGTCCGCACGCGCGGAGCTTACACGAACACGATTTTCTCCGCGCCTATCGTCATTCACCGCAGCGTGATTGATCCCGATACAGCGGTGCCAACGCCTTCCATCCTCGGCACCGGAGTCTATGCTGCGCTGCAAGTCGCGATCAACACCGCGCTTGGCTTCGTGCGGCTGGATAGCTCGGCACGGCTCCCGGCAGTGGACGGCTCGCAGCTAACCAACGTGCCGAATGAACTGCCCTCGCAAACCGGCAACTCTGGCAAATATCTCACCACGAACGGCACGGCTACTTCGTGGGGCACCGTCAGCACGGGCCTCACAGTCGGCACCACGGCCATTGCCAGCGGCACGACGGGACGCATCCTCTACGACAACGCGGGCGTTCTTGGGGAGCTACCAGTCGGCACCGGAGTCGCGACGGCGCTGGCGGTCAACGTGGGCAGCGCTGGGGCGTTCATCACGTTAAACGGAGACGCTGGCACGCCGTCCACGCTCATCGGCACGAACATTAGCGGCACAGCGGCCAGCCTCACAGCGGGGCTTGTATCGAGCATCGGCAACCTTACCGGCGACGTGACGAGCAGCAACCGCTCGACCACGCTCGCGACGGTGAATGCCAACGTGGGCGCTTTCACGAATGCCAGCCTGACCGTGAATGCCAAGGGGCTTGTGACGGCTGCAAGCAGCGGCACCTCGGCTGTGACCTCCATCACCGGCACGGCGAACGAGATCACCGTGACCGGCACGACGACGCCGACGCTCTCGCTACCCTCGGCGATTACTTTCACGGGCAAGACAGTGACAGGCGGGACGTTCAATTCGCCGACGCTATTCGAGCCTAGTTCCAAAACTTACAATATTCTCAATAACCAAGACGGAACCATGAAAGGCCGTTTTACTAACGATTTTACGCACGTATATTTAGACAGCGGTGGTGATGTATTTTTGCGGTCAACCGATTTTGTAAGCAGCTATCTCACCCTTGCTCATTTCTCCGCTTCAACGGGGCGCATGTCATTGGGCTACTCAGCATTTTTATCTGGAAAAATCGGGTTCAAAAACGCTACCTCGACGGGAACTACAACACTCGACTCCGCAAACGCTTCTGCGAACGACTACACGGCTACACTGCAAGCTGCGACGGGCACGCTCGCGCTCGTCAGCGGCAACCTCGGCACGCCGTCTGCAATCGTCCTCACGAACGCCACCGGCACCGCCGCGAGCCTCACCGCGGGCAACGCGACGAAATGGACGACGGGACGCACCATCGCGCTGACTGGCGACGTGACTTATACCAGCGGCGCATTGGACGGCAGCGGCAACGTGACAGGTACGGCGACGCTGGCGAACATCCCGGCCATCAGCGGCGCGAACCTCACCGGCACCGCAGCCAGCCTCACAGCGGGCAACGTCACGACGAACGCGAACCTGACCGGCCACGTCACCAGCGTCGGCAACGCAGCCGTGCTTGGCAGCTTCACGATGGCGCAACTCAGCACCGCAGTGAGCGACGGCGACCCGGCCTATGTCGGCGCGGCGAATACGTTCACGACAGGGCAGACCATTTCCGCCACCACTAGCCTCCTCCTCGGCACCGCAGGCAGCGCCGTGGGCAACGTGGGCTTTCGCAACGCCACATCGGGCACCACGACGCTGGCACCGCCCACGGGCGCGCTTGGCACGGGCACTGTCACTCTGCCGCTGAGTGGCACGCTGGCGACGCTCGACGGCACGGAAACGCTCACGAACAAGAGCATCGTCGCCACGCAGCTTACCGGCACCATTGCGGATGCGCGCAACACCGTCTCCAACACGACCACGACCAGCCTCGCGAACCTCGTAACGGTGGGCACGCTCACGGGCGGCGCGACCGGCGCTGGATTCACCGTGGCTCTCTCGACTTCGACGATCACGGGCAACTTGCCCGACGCGCGCAACACCGTGAGCAACAGCACCACCACGACGCTGAGCGGGCTGACCTCCGAGACCATCACGACGACCCCGGCTGCGAACACGGCAGGCACCGCACTGCTCATCACCGACACGACAGCCGCAACGAGCGGCAACCAGCAATATAGCGGCGCGATTCGGTGGACAGGGCAAGGGTGGAAAACGACCGCGACGGCGGCGAGTCAGGCGGTGGACTGGAGAGCTTATGTGGTGCCGGTTCAGGGTGCAGCGAATCCAACGAGCATCCTGGCCTTCGATGTTTCCGCAAACGGCGGGGCATTTGCGAACGCCCTCACAGTCACAAGCACGGGCACCTTGACGACTGCGCGACTGAACGCGCTTTCGGGAAGTTTCGACACCATCTATACACAGGGCAGCACGCTCAACGATTGCGTAGTCTCACTCGGCAGCTCGGCGGCGGACGGCGTTTGCGTTCGTTCTCTGGGAAATTATTGCTTCACGAGCACAAGCGTCCATTCGCAATTTTCTGCTAGGGATACTAGCATCAGCCGTTCCTCCGCTGGAGTTATCAGCTTCGATACGACGACGAACAATAATAAGGCGGGTAGTTGGACAGCCACGAACGGCACACTGAGCGGCACCCTCGCCGTGACCGCCGCGACGACGCTCTCTGCCGCGCTCATCACCACGCCCGAAGCCCTCGCTCCCGCGCTGAATGCCGGGGCCGCGTGTGGCGTCACCACGGTTGCCACAGGCTTCGCGCTGAACGGCGTGAATGCGCTCACGCTGGCCAACGGCACGAACGGGCAAATCAAGACCATCGTTTGCACGGCAGTCACCGCCGCTGGCACGGCTACGCTCACGCCGACGACGTGCTCAGGATTTACTACGGTGGCATTCACCGCAGCGGGGCAGACGCTCACGCTCCAGTATTTCACCACGGGCGGATGGGTAATCCTCTCCGTGCGCGGTGCCACTCCAGCCTAAGATTCTATGCACACACTCGCCGAAATAAACGCCGCCCTCGTCTCTGCCGGAATTGACCCGGCAGACCTCACGCAAATCATCGCCGACATCAAAGCCTCCGTGCGCGCCAGCGACGCAGGCGTGATTGCGGAACTGGAAGCCAAGCTCGCAACGCTCCCGGCCATCACCGCCGAGCGGGACGCGCTGAAAAAGACCATCGCGGACTTCGTGGCCGCAGACGACGCGGGCAAGGCGCAGATGCTCGCCGACGCTGCCAAGAGTGCCGATGAAAAGGAGCGCGACTCGGCGCAGGCCAAGCTCGACGCGGCGCAGGCTGATGTTGTTGCGGCGCAGGCTGAACTCACCGCAGCGGTGGAGAAAGTTGAGGCGAAGAAATGAGCAGCGAACTGGACGACCGAACCGAGCTTGAAAAACTGCGCGACGAATCCCGGCATCGTGTAGCGATGGACACCGCGACGACGCGCGAAGCTGTCATGCGGGTCGAGCGCCACATTTCCGCAATCCAACTTCAAATGGCGCAATTTGAACAACTGCGCGGACTGCCTGAACGTGTTGCGAAACTTGAGCTGTCAGGCGCGAAACTGTGGGGCGGAATCATCACGGCTCAGGTTATCGTCGGGGCCATTTTCACCATCATCGCAACACTCATCAAACACCCATGAACAAACGCATCCTCGACCTACTTGCCGCCATCACCGCAATTTGCACCGCAGTCGCGGGCATGTCCTATGACAAGGACATCCTCCAGCTTCTACCGCCGAAGTGGACGCCCTACATTACATATGCATCGGCAATCGCGACCATCATCTTGAAGGTGCTCGCCTTCTACGCTCCGCCGACACCTTCGCCCGCGCCTGACTCAACCAAAAAACCCCAATGAAAAAGCAACTCATCCTACTCGCCATCCTCGCCACGCTCATCAACGCCCTCGCCGGCTGCGCGGGCACCAACTGGCCCGGCGTGCGCCGTGACGCCGCTGCCATCCTCGGCAAGATCGCCGTCGCTGAATTGCGCGGCCTCGTCGCCGACAACCTCGGCAGTGACTACGGGCACGCGGCTGCCAGTGCGGCGTGGTCCGCGGTGGACGTTGCTGACATCGGGCAGCTTGTGCGCGACGCTACGGGGCATCCTATCGCCGCCAAAGCGGTGCAGACCATCGCAGCGGAGGCGCTGGCGAAGGGCAGCGTGAGCAAGAGCACCGTGATTAACGCGGTGGCAGCGGCACTTAGCGAGGCGGCGTTTGCCGGTGGTAAGTGAACCTCGACGCTGACAAGGTGCGGCAGTTCCAACGCGCTGTTGGAGCGCAGCCGGATGGCATTTTCGGGCCTGCGACTCTCAACTTGGGACTGGCATGGATAGCCGCGCACGGCGGCACGGAAGCGCCGGAGCCATCCGCGCCAGCGCAGCCGCCCACGGGCCTCGCAGACCCGCGCAGCGAGGCGACCATCGCAACACTACACCCGCAGGTGCAGCAGCCATTCCGCGACCTGTTGCGCTCCATCAACGCAGCCGTCGCGCCGGACATTGGCAAGTGGATCTCCGGCTACCGTGGCGAGGCAGAGCAGAACCAAGCCGTAGCGAACGGCGCGAGCAAGGCACCGTGGCCGCACAGCGCGCACAATGGCGGCGGCGGCAAAGTCGGCTTCGCGTGTGACATCGGATTTTTCTCGGCTGGCGGCACCTACCTGGACGAAGGGCCGCAATACGACGTGGCCGGGAAGCTCGCGCTAGCCGCTGGCTTTCACTGGGGTGCGGACTTCGGTGACCGCCCGCACATTTGCCTGCGTCCGCCAAGCCTAGACAGCATGACGGAAACGGCTTTTATCAACGCGCTCATCTACCGCGTGAACAACGGCCTCGCCGTCTGGCCGTGAACTTCGCAGCCGCAATGGGCATCCTTGTCGTGTTCATCCTCGCCGGCATCGTCGTGATTTGCGCGGGCTTTGGCGGGAAGCGGTAATCGTTTTCGCTGCGAGGCTGCGATTTGTAAGCGTTTTTCCCGCGCGGTAACTGAATTTCCGCTAAACTCGGAGCGGACGATACACTGGCCAAGTTTATCGTCCGCGTGGAACAATTCTGCGCTCTCAATTCAGCGGGCGGGCCGCGTGCCTCATCTGGCGGACTCCGCAGGGGACGTTAGCAAGGCTACCCCTAGCGCGCTGAATGGAGAGCGCAAAATTATTCCGGCGCGTGACCAGCGATGCGCCGATCCTGCGGCGACACGGGCCGCACAGCGCGGGAGCAGGCGCGGCATTTCTTCGCCCGCTTGTCAGGCACGCCAGTCGCGCCGTGCGCTGCGTAGCCGCATGGCACCAGGTGCATCGGGCCGCTCATGCCGGTGACGACGTGTGTTCTCTCTCCCGCGCGGAATCGCAGCCAGTTCGGTGTGTTCATAGGCCGCACTGAGAAGGTGTCGCTTCGACCATGCGCTGCCCAAGTCTGCCGCATTTCGGGCACATGAAATGGCCGTCCTTTTCCACCTCGCGCTCGGAAAATAACATGCACAGAACCTCATCGCTGCAAGTGATGACGAGGGAGCCGGTGGAATCGCGGACGTGGCCGCGCTCGGCTTTGCGGAATGGAGGGCTGGCCAGTTGGGTGATCGTGTCGCTCATGGCCGCGCACGTTGCCGCGCGACGGCGGCGATGGCAAGCGCAAAAAAGAATTTATTTTAAATTTGACACAAGTCGCCGATGAGCTTATCGGTGCGGAAATGACACCTGAACTACCCACTCCATCGGCTGGTTATCCGTTGCGGTCGCTCGAGGAGTTTGCCCAACTCCTGATTAAACACAGGCTCATGCATGAGTGTGCATGGTTCGACCCGGAAGGCTACGACGGAGGGGACACGCTCGAACGCTTGAGCCGCGCATTTCACGAGGCAACGGATGACGGGAAGCTCACCGACCGGACTCTGTAACCCGCGCCCCCTAATCGAAATTATGAAACGCTGCTCAGTCTATACGCTGCACGGATTCAGCTTTGCGTCGAGCGAGGCGCGGCAGGCGGCGGCGGATGGGCACCACCTCTGGACGGCGTTCATTGCGTTCACGATCAAGCAGGGATACGACGGCGAGCCGACGATGGATGATTCGCGCGACCGCGAGCTGTTCGAGGCGTTCGTGGAGGGCGGTTGGCAGGAGGCGCAGCAGATCGCCAGCTTCGGGCACGAACCGGGATGCCCGTGGTTGGCTTGGCGGGCGTTGACGTGGTGCGCAGACAGGCCAGCAGCGGCGGGGCGATTTTGGTGGCAATCGTCGCCGCTTGATGATGCCATTGTGGTGACTGTATTTCCATCGCCGGATGGACTCTCAGTTCGCACTGAGCGCGGACACATGATGATGTTTTTGTTTTCTCGATTGTGGCCGGAACAGCGGTGGGCTGGGCCGCTGCCGGAACCACAGGAACCGTCGCCCGTAGAGTCGTCGGGGAACGGGCCAAGCTCTGCGACCGCTGGCGAAGGAGGTCGAAATGTCTGACGAGATTCGAGCCAGTGAGAGCGCGAGCGGAGAACCGCGTAGCGGTTCGCAGCAGCGCGTTGATCTGCCCACTGCCCGGTGGGAGGAAGATGCGCGTGCGCTGCTAAAGCTGGCAATCGAACTCGCCGAGGAACTCCGCAACAGATGTGACGACCCGATACACGACGAGCAAATCGCCTCGCTGCGCGCTCTCGAAACGCAATGGGCGGGCAGTGGGCAGATCGATCAAGATCAGCGACGGGGACATGCCGCCGCTGACGCTCGGAAAACACCAACAACGTGAACGGCATGTCCCCGTTCGCTGCATCGAATTATTATGCCTTGCTACGACCCTGAAACACATGACCGCCCAGTGCGGCTCGGAAAGAAAGTCCACAGTCTCACGGCAATGCTGTGTGACCTCTGCGGCAAAATCGAAAAGACCAACCCGGCACTCATCGCGGAAAACCGCGACCTCGCCGAGTGGTGGAAAGACCACAAGACGCACGATGAACGAATCGCCGCGCTCAAAGAGAAACGGCGGCTGCATGGTGATGCCGAGCTCACGCCGGAGGAACGCGGAACGCTCTACTTCGCCGATGATGTGTCCTACTAGGCATAACGGGGAGCACAGCAACTCGCCGACACAAACCTCGTGAGCACTTGCCGCTTCCAATTCCAACGCCGCTACGCCTCGCGACAACAGGCGAGTTTGCTGCTGCGTATGGTTCTCAGACGCCAATGAAAAGAATAGCTACGATCGTAGAGAATGGCAGGGTGGTTGGTCTGGTCCACGGGCCGGATGCCTGCGACCAACGCATCCTCGTGAACGGCAAGGAATGGCGTTTCGACTTCGACGAATATGGAGGCCCGCTGTGGCTCCGCAAAGACGGAGAGCCGCGCCAGTGCCAAAACCCGAACAAAGCGGTGTGGCGGCGGTGGGAGGGCTGGCACAAACGGTGGCGCGCACTCAAAGCTAAGTCTGAGAACGATGGAACTCACGGACAGACCCCTCACAACCCGACCCTATGAGCACGCCGAGAATCTGCCCCCGATGCAATAACTTCCTCTTTGACCACGAGTGTCCGAAATGCAACTGCGCCAATAACGGTGAGTCCGAACCGGCGCGTTCGAGTGAGGGGTCTGTTACGTGCAGTGACTTGATCTGCGAACTGGAAGCCGCGCGCGTGCTGCTGCACGAACTCGAAAACGATTCGCATGGAAGCCGCGTGTGGGGCTTGCAGAAATGGAGCATTATCGAAGGTGCCATCAACAAGGCCGTCGCATCGGAGCGGGGCCGTTCGCAGATCGGTGAGCACAGCAACACGCCGACACCACGCCCATGAGCACGACACCTGACCTACTCACTCCGCGCGACCCCGCGACGACAGGCGTGTTTGCTGCTGCGGCTGGTTCCCCGACTCCCGTGCAAATTACCGCGGGCGCGGGATCGGCGCTGCCTCGTTGGAGCGGGGGGTCCGTGGCGAACATATTCAGCAGCGGTGGTGGAACTCAGAGCGCCGCCATCACTGCTTTGATTGTCCAAGGCCGACTGCCGAAGCCTGACTTCGTTTGCATCGTGGACACGGAGCGCGAGCGCAAGACGACGTGGCAATATCTGGACGCCGTGATCCGTCCGGCGCTGCGAAGCGTAGGCGTGGAAGTGCATCGAATCCGAGTTGCGGAATGGGCAACGAACGGCACTTGCTTCTCGAAAGACTTGAACACGCTTTTGCTTCCGGCGTTCACAAATCAGACGGTTGGAAGCGTTGGGAAGCTGACGGGGTTCTGCTCTAACAAATGGAAGGTGGAAACACGGCAGCGGTATTGCCGGATAGTGCTCGGCGTGCCAACAAACCAGCAGCGCGCATGGATCGGATTCAGTTTGGACGAAGTGCGGCGCGCTGTGCGGATGATGGCAGGAGAGGACTACGCGGCTGGCCTGATTCGGTTCCCGCTGATTCACGATGCTCCCATGCGCCGCCAGTCCTCGATTGCGCTCGTGGAGAAAATGGGATGGCCCACGCCTCCGCGCTCGGCGTGCTGGAACTGCCCGAACCAATCGGACGGCGAATGGCGCGACTTGAAGAAGAATCACCCAGACGAATTTGCGGCGGCGTGCGCGCTCGAAATCGAAGTGCAAAAGGTGGACCCGTTCGCGTGGTTCCATGTGTCTTGCGTGCCGCTCTCGGAAGTGGACTTCACCGCGCCGGCAGACCTGTTCGCAGATCGCGCGTGCTCATCTGGAGGCTGCTTCACATGACCGAAGCCGAACACACCGAATACATGAACCTGATCAACCTCTGGAACTGCTCAGAGCCGATGACGGCTGCGCAACTGACGCGGATGGACGAATTGGAGGAATGCGTGCCCGGTCTTCCGAAGGGTAACGCCGCCCCTCGGCACACTGAGTCGGGGAACCAGTAATTACACGACCGAAACCGATACACGAACAGAGAACATGAGTTGGACGCACCGAAAAATTAAACAGGCATCCGAGCGAGCAAGACAGCGCGTGAACATCCGATGGAACCGCGTGCGCGCGGAGCAGGCGAAGATGGACACAGAGCCGATGCCGTCGCGCCGCATCGTGGAGCGGCACGTCGTCATTCGCGATGAGGTTCGCGTGCGGGAAGCTGTGTTTTACGCGTGCGACCGGCCATGTGATATTCGCCGGAAGATAAAGCACTGAAATCCGTATGGTGACGAAAGCTCGAAAACCTAAATCACGAACTCAGGCTCCGGCGCACGCACGGGCCGCACTTCGCGCACAGTCCGCGCAAGCTCGCGCTCGATAAGCGCGTTGCCAGCATCCACGCGCAGCCTATCCTCGGCCAAGGCACGCTCGAACGCGAGGCGCGCGAGGGCGTCCCGTTGCTCAATAGTGTCGGCGGAGAGTTGCATTGTCATAGTGCAAGCAGATTTTGCGCGGCGAGTCAATCTAAAAATGTAATGGTGCAACCCGGCGCGGCCTTGTCATAGCTGCGCGAGGACTGCGCGGGCCACAGTAGCGTGTCGTCCGCAACCACGCCGGCCCGTTCGAGCGCGTGCCAAAGTGCATCACAGATTGCCGGGAAGTCGCGCCGCCGTCTGTCCTCGGCAACGTAGTCAATCCGCACGTTGCACGGCACCGCGATTGGATCGCCGTGGAACTGCGTCTTGATTTGCCGGATGGCCTCCGCGCGCCAGTCGGCAAACGATTTCTTCGGGAAGCTCTTGCCCGTCTTGGTTCGCCCCATGTTATTCTTGCCTCCTCGCACCTGCCCTGTCAGCCGAAGGACGAGATTCGGCACGTCCGCACCGCGCGGCGCAACCGGAGCCGCTGGCGGGGCGCTGGCGAGCGCAGGCGCGGCATTCGCATCGCGCGTGCTCTTACTCATGCCGGGAAACATCGCAGCGAGAATCTGCGCGTCGCTGGCTTCACGGCGAATTTGTGCGGCGGTTTTCATGCGAGTCTTGACAAAAGCACAGCAGCGAAATAAAGTCAAAACATGAATTGGAAAAAATACATCACCGACCCGCTCACGAAACGCCCGCGACGCGGCGCGATCTCCCGCATCGCTGCGCTGCTCGGCACGCACTACGGCTGCGCGCGGCGCATGTTTGACGGCGTATGGAATCCCACGGCAGCGGAGGCGCTGCGACTGAAAAACATGGCGCTTGTGCGCGCGGCGCTGATGCCGAAAAAGCGCAGCGACGCGGGAAAAAAGCGCGGTGAATATCGGAAAAGAGCGGTGGTGAAATCCTGCGCAGTTCCCCCGCAACTCAAGGCTTTACGAAGTGCTAAAAAGACTGCACGAAAATAAACTTAAAAAATATGTTGCGCGATTCGGCGGCGTGCGCTCTACTGATTTCCAGCAAGGCACCCGCCGAGCGAAACCAAACCAAACCTCATCCCGACAAATGAACACCATCAAAATCACAGACGGCAACGAAACCCTCATCCTCGACGGTGACGCAATCCCCTCCATTGACGACATGAACTGTATCATCCGCAGCGTCGCGAATAACGACGCGGATTTCATGCGTATCTGCGAACTCTCGACGGGCTTCGCGGACGATCTGACCTGCGAACAATTCGAGGCCGCCTGCCTCGCCGCCTAACTCTCCTTGTCGGGTGACGCTCGCCTCGGCAACGGGGCGGGCGATACCCGGCGAGAATCCTACCATGTCCTACGCACCAAAGCCCTGCACCTGCTCGGAATGCCGCGCCAATCGCCGACGCAATGCGCGGCTCACCATGCGCCTCGCGCCGCTGCTCGTCGCTGTCAGCATCGTCACTGGCTGGCTCATCCTCCGCTGCAAATGAGCAACCCAAACCCTATCAAAATTTCCAGCCGGGCGATACAATGCCGCGCCGACGCCACTGGCGCGACGGAATACGCCATCCGCTGCGGCGGGCGCGACTTCCTCGTGACCGCGCACAGCAAGGCCGAGGCCGAGCACGCGGCTGAGTATTACCGGCCTGAACCGGACAGCGCAGAAACACTTTTGCCCGGCATTCCGCCGAGCGAATAACAACCGGCCAAGCTCTAAGCATACGGCCAAACACACAACACAACACACCATGCAACTCAGCGAAGCGTATCCATCCAACTACCTCAAAGCATCCGACCTCCAGGGCCGCGATATTGTCGTTACCATCGAAACCGTCACGCTCGAAGAAATCGGGCAGGGCGCAGACAAGGAAAAGAAGCTCATCATCGGCTTCAAGGGCAAAGACAAGTCGCTTGTCTGCAATCGCACGAACGCACAGACAATCGCGGAAGTGACCGGCCAGTCCGACACTGATGATTGGCCGGGGCACCGCATCATCCTGACCTCCCGTGACGTGGACTTTCAGGGCCGCACGATGCTCGCCATCCGCGTGAGCCTCAAGAAGCCCGCCACGGCAGCGGCAGCGCCCGCAAAGCCCGCGCCTGCCTCGCCGGTTGACGACATTGACATGGGGGCCGACAACACTCCCTTCTAACCACCCCGCCACCCCGTCGCGTCTCGGCACTTTGGCCGGGGCGCGGCGGACGCGGACGACATTATGAGCACGCCACTTAAAGCACTTCACATCGTCAACTGCGAGATGGGCATCATTACCAGCCGCGCAGACTACTCGGTGAAGTTCAGCGTAGTCACGCCAGAGCTTCGCGCATCAGAATCGGGCGAACTCATCCGACTTCACGGCAAGGCAGTGTCGGTGCTTATCACGCCTCTGGACGGTGCCGACGCGGACGTGGTGGAAGTAACCACCGAAGCCGAGCGCAAGACGCCATCACACCGGCTGCGCGCCTGCCTTCACGTATGGTGGCAGCAACTCGGCAAGAATGGATCGTTCAGCCACTTTTATGACGACCAGATGGAACGTCTCATCACGTTCGTAAAGACCAAACTCCAATGACTGAACCTAGCACAGAAAAACAAATTTGACAAGAACCGCTTGTTGACGCAAGCCGCTGATGTCGCAAAGAAAGATAGCAAAACTATTCAAAATCACACAAAGTCACGTCGGAAGAATAATCCGCAGGGAATCATGGAAATACTCAATATGAGCGCCGAAAAATCATCTGAAGAAACCAACCCGCGCGACACCGTGCGCCCGGAGCCGGTGCCTGCCGGTGGAGAGCAGGAGCCGTCCTCACCATTTTCCGACGCGTCGCAGGTGCCGCCGTGGGAACTCTAGCCAAATCAATACCATGAAACCACTGACCAAAGAACAACTCCGCGACAACGCAGCCGCAATGCTCGCCTTCGCGGACGGCAAGCCGATTGAGCTTTTTACACAAGACAGATGGAGTGAATCCCTATTCCTCAAAGGAGACGCGCATCTGCTTCTTGATTGCATGGGACAAGGAAATCACTACCGCCCCAAGCCGCAGACGGTCTCGCGTCCGTGGAGTAAGCCCGAGGACGTGCCGGCGTATTGCTGGCTTCGTAATCCCAGATACGCAAATATGCACCTCGTCACACAGCTAGTGAATGAGGGCACTTGTGGACACACTTTGGGTCTTAAGGTTTGGAGTGAACTCAACGAATACGAATACTCCACCGACCGCGTGACTTGGAAGCCCTGCACCGTTGAGGAATAGCCATGATGCACTCAGGAGACTGGCCTAACAGCATTAGCGAGCGCGACCTGCGCGTGACCGCCTCGCAGCTACGCGCCGACGAAAACGACGCACGCGAAGCGACGCGCGGCGAGGTTACGTTCGACGAGATCGACCGTCGCTACGCAGACCCTATCAGCCGCGAAGAAATGATTCCTCTGCTAAATTTTATCACCGCATTTTGCTATGGCCGCACAGTGTGGGCATACGAGCTAAAGGAACGCTACGGCAGGCCGCTTCCTACGTGGACGCCCATAACTGAATGGGACGCGCACTTTCAGCCGCAATGCCTCTCGCTCACCTATCGCACGGACAACCCATTTGTCACTGAGCAGCCATGAAAATCCTCAAGCTCACCCTAAAGAGGGGGTGGTTCGACCTCATCGCCAGCGGCGAGAAAAAGGAGGAATACCGCACGCCTGGGAAGTGGATAGTCAGCCGATTGGAGGGCCGCGAGTATGACGCGGTGGAGTTTCGCAACGGCTACTCGCGGACATCGCCGACCGTCACGCTGGAATACCTCGGCCACTGTCTCGGACACGGGCGACCTGAATGGGGTGCTCCAGCGACTCCGGTTGTCATTATCAAGCTCGGCAAAATCCTGACCTAGCCAACAACTTTCCCGTGCCATGCACGCGATTCGATGAAATCACTGGTAAGAATGGAACTCAAACCGATGACGGAGAATCGCGCGGGCTGCACTTACGCAAGCCGGGGAATAACTTTCACAAACTGAACCAATGAGCACAAAAATTGACGAACTATTCGCAACCCTGCGCGGCCTAATCGCCGACCAGTCGCGCGACCTCGCGCTGGCAATGGCCGAGCTTGCCAACGTCGCAGCCGAGCGGGACAGGCTCTTTAATCAGCAGGAAGAATACGCCAGCGCGCTGCACTGGGCGAGCGTGGCAGTCACCAAAGCGGATGAAGTGCGTGACAAGCTCAAAGCGGAACTCGACAACGCCCGCCAAAGCCTGCGCGCTGCCGAAGCCGACGCGGACGAGACGGAGAGCGTCAACAGCGACCTGCGCACCGTCAATGCGCGCCTCGTCGCAGACCTCGCCGCCGCGATGGAGCGGCTGAACCATGCCGAGAGCATCATCATGCAATGAGCACGGCCCTCGCCATATTCAAGCGCGACAACGGCATCGCCACGCATCGGCTGGCAGGCGCGGGGCATCGCTATCCGTGGATGGCCTTCTTCACGACCATCACGATGAATGACGGTACGCATCGAGGCTTCACGGACGTTGCGGCTGAGTATTCTATGGCCGCGCTAATCGGGCGCAACAAGGTGGTGGAGCGCGAGGACGAACTCAGCGCGTGCAAGATACTCGCCGAGCGCAATGGCATCCCGTGGCCGGCGAACGAACCCAAGACACGCAAATCAAGGCCATGACCACACCCACCGTTGACGACATCATCGCAGACCTAGAATCGCGCGGCCTAGGCTGGAGCCTCGACCACACAGGCCGACTCATCGAAGCCCGCGTGTGGGACTGGCCCACCGTCATTGGCCGCTACCGACCGCACACGACGGAGCCGCTGGCCAAGATGCTCGCCACAGCCGCATTCGAGGTGGACTGGACGAAATACCCGGTGAAGCCATGAACACCTGCCCATCATGCGGAGCCGCTGCGGCCCGCGCCGCTGAGACATCACGACGCACGGACTACGTATGCGGAAGTTACGCAACGGACAACCACACCACGCGCCAGTCAGACCTATGCGTAGCCCGCCAGCGCATCCGCGACGTGCGGGACATCGTGACCACGGACAGCGAATCCAAGGAGCAACTCATCGCCCGCGTGCGGTAACTTTTGCAGGAGTAACTTTATGAATCAGACCTACGAACAGTTCCTTGACGCAAAATCTCAACTCGGAGGCGAGTTTGGATTTGAACCTACATTCATGCCGGATTTCCTTTTTCCATTTCAGCGCGCACTTATCGAATGGGCCTGCCGAAAAGGACGCTCCGCAATTTTCGCGGACTGCGGACTCGGCAAGACGCTCATGCAGCTTGTGTGGTGCCAAAACATCGTGGAGAAAACCAACGGCAACGTGCTCATTCTCACGCCGCTGGCAGTCGGCGGACAGACGCTCAAAGAGGCTGCGCGCTTTGGCATAGCTGCGGGCCGCTCACGCGACGGAAAGCCAGCCGGGAAAATCACGATTTCCAATTACGAAAAGCTTCACCTTTTCAACGCCTCTGATTTCGTGGCCGTCGCGTGCGATGAAAGCAGCATCATCAAACACGCCACAGGCGCGACACAGAAGGCCGTCACGCGCTTTATGTGCAAGCTGCCTTACCGCTCTCTCTGGACGGCAACAGCGGCACCGAATGATTTCACGGAACTCGGCACATCATCCGAGGCTTTAGGTGACCTGAACAACTCAGACATGCTTTCCCGATTCTTTAAGCAGATGGATCAAAAGACTACTGACCAATACGAGAAAAAGATCAACAACCTCGAAAAGCAGGCGAACCATTTCGGGAAAATCTCATTCCGTGTCTCGCAGGCAATTAACGGCTGGCGATTGAAGGGACACGCGCATGACCATTTTTGGAAATGGGTTTGCTCATGGGCGCGAGCGTGCCGCAAGCCGTCTGATATCGGGTTTGCCGATGATGGCTACGAACTCCCGGCGCTGAATGAGCGCGAGCATATCGTGAAGCCGACAACGCCACCGGACGGAATGCTTTTCACGATGCCTGCCTTCGGGCTTGCCGAGGAAAGGGATGAGCGCAAGCGCACGCTAAAAGAGCGGTGCGAAATGGTTGCGCAGCTTGTGTCTCACGACCGCCCCGCCGTGGCATGGTGCCACACAAACGCCGAGGGCGAGGCGCTGGAATCCATGATTCCCAACAGCGTGCAAGTGAAGGGGCCGATGAGTGACGACGAAAAAGAGGCCGCGTATGATTCGTTCCTGAATCAGGAAAAGCGCGTGCTAGTTATCAAGCCGAAGATCGGCGCTTGGGGACTCAACTGGCAATTCTGCAATCACGTTGTCACGTTCGCCTCGCACTCTTACGAACAGTATTACCAGTCAATCCGCCGATGCTGGCGCTTTGGCCAGAAAAACCCAGTCACCGTGGACATCATCGCCAGCGAAGGCGAACAGCGCGTGCGCGATAATATGAGCCGCAAGGCCGCGCAAGCTGAGAAGATGTTTGAGGAGCTTGTGAAGCACATGAATGACGCAATCAAATCTGAAAGAAAAACACACACCATAACCCCGACACTGCCAAGCTGGATTTAATAACATGAACACTACACCGAAAGAACTACTGACCAAGAAATATGCGTTATACAAGGGGGATTGTATATCCGTGATGAAACAACTCCCGGCGAGCATCGTTGATCTCTCGCTTTACTCGCCGCCATTCGCGGGACTCTACCAATACAGCAGCGACGAACAGGATTTGTCCAACTGCATTTCTAAGGATGAGTTTTACAGGCATTACGAGTTTGTGATTCAAGAACTCCACCGCCTTACAAAGCCGGGCAGGATGAGCGCCGTGCATTGCATGGACATCCCAACCGGCAACTCAGGCAATGACGCACTCACGGACTTCCCCGGTGACGTTATTCGGCTGCACGAAAAGAACGGATTCCGTTTCACTCATCGGTATTTCATCTGGAAAGAGCCGCTAACGGTTCGCAACCGCACGATGATGAAATCTCTGGCTCATCGGCAAATGTGTGAGGACTCCTCGCGGTGCTCTATGGCAAACGCCGATCAGCTTCTTATCTTCCGCCGTAGCGGAGAAAACGCGGTGCCCGTCTCGCACCCTACCGGGCTGCATCGCTACGCTGGCGAGGAGCAAATGCCTGCCGACATCCGGCACCTCAAGGGCATGGATGGCGACCAAAAGAAAAACCGATTCTCTCACTGGATTTGGCGGCGCTACGCGGACGCCTTCTGGGATGACATCCGCATTGACGAGGTATTGAAGCATCGCGAGGCCAAAGAAAACGACGATGAGCGGCACTGTCATCCGCTTCAACTCGACGTTATCGAGCGCGCTTGCGTGCTTTGGAGCAACCCCGGCGAAGTCGTATTCACGCCATTTATGGGCGTTGGAAGTGAAGTCTTTGGTGCCGTATTGAACGGGCGCAAAGGAATGGGATGCGAACTAAAAGAATCGTATTTCAAACAGGCCATTGCCAACCTCGCGGACGTTGAAAACCACGTAGAGCAGGAGCTTATTCCGGTATGACTACGCCCCCCGCCCCGCCACGCCCGCGCATGAGCACGCGCGAGATTGCGCTTGCAAGGGGCGCGGGGATGCGGTAGAGAGAAGGTGCGCCGAAAGGCCGGTCCTGAGAAAACCGTAAGAAGCAGCAGAACATGACACACAACAACCAACAAATTGACCCTCGTTTTGCGGGGGCGGTGCGAATCACACGGGCGTCATGTCCCGCGCTTCACTCTCATCGCCCGCCTTCGCAGAACGGGGGTTTGTTTTTGTACCTATGAGCCGACGAATACCATATCAGCAACAGCTTCGCGATCCGCGATGGCAGAAGAAACGCCTTTTAGTTCTGGCGCGCGACGGATGGAGGTGCATGTCGTGCGGAGACTCGAAAACCGAGCTTCATGTCGATCACATCAAATACCGCACAAGGCGGATCAAGGCGTGGGAATACCGGATGGACGAACTGCAAACGCTGTGTCGCCCGTGCCATGAAGAAAAGCACACGCCAAAAGAACGGCCTTCCGCGATTGAACCGACGCCAGACATGACGCCAGTTCCGCCAGAAAGGGCGGCGCTAAAATTCGCCGAGATTCTTGAAATGATAAAAGCGGCAGAAAGCAATCCCGCCCATACTGCTGCGGTAAAAATTGCACAGCCTAGCCCGCAAGGTGGATTTGAAAAACTTCTAAAAATACTCGAACAACAATGAAGCCATTTATTGACCAATCTTTTTGGAGCGACCCCGACATCGAGGCCGCAAAGACCGGGGTGAAGCTGGCGGCACTTTGGCTCATCACGAACACGCAGACCTCGCTTCTCGGCATTTGCGGAGCGTCGGCGGCGCGGTTCACCTTCGAGACGGGACTTCCGCCGGAAGCCCTTGACGCGACACTGCAAGCCCTTCCAAAGTCCTTCCAGCGGTTCGGTGGAGTCATTTTCCTGCGGAACTACATGCGGCACCAGTTCGGAAGCGGGGAGACTTTGACGAAAAACAACTTCTTTAAGGCACTGAAAACATTGTTTCGAGCGATCAAAGACGATGATTTGAAGGCTGCGGTGTTGTCTGAATATCCTGAATTTGATTCTTCAACAACCCCTTCCCAAGGGCTTCCTAAGCCCAAGGAAGGGAAGGAAGGGGAAGTACAGGAAAGGGAAGGGAAGATCCGCGCGAGGCGGAAAAGAACACCGCTCGCCTGCCCTGCCTTTGCCGAGTTTTGGGCGGCGTATCCGAAAAGGGAGGCCGTCGCCGACGCTGAACAGGCATGGATTGCCAACGGATGCGCAGCATTACTGCCTCAGATTCTCGCCAGCGTGCTCGCCCGCAAGTCGTCTGCCGGATGGACAAAGGACGGGGGCCAGTTCATTCCGCTTCCTGCGACATGGCTAAACCGGCGCGGATGGGAAGATCAGCCCACAGTTACCACCAACGGAACCAAACCCGCCGCCAGCTACTACCTGCCCGGCGTGGGCATGGTGAACGCGAAATAATCCATGCAACCAGCCTTTAATCTCGCAGTCCCGTTCGATTCTGACGCGGAAAAGGGCATTCTCGCCTCAATCCTGCTCGCGCCGGTTGCCGTGCTTTCCCTTTGCGCTTCGGCCTGCATCACGAAATCCTCGTTTTACGCTCCATCGCACGGCGTTATTTTCGAGACTATCACGGAAACGCAGGCCGCATCGAAGCCGCTCGACTTCATCGTGCTGGCATCCGCCTTGCGGGAATCGGGGAGGCTAGAGGAAGTTGGCGGAGCGGCGGCGCTCAACGAGCTTTTCGTTTTCCTGCCCACCGCTGCGAACGCCTCGCACTACATCGGCATTGTCGCGAAAGCCGCCCTTGCACGCCGCGCATACTCACTTGGGGAGAAACTACGCACCGCAGCGTTCGACGCCGAATTTGACCCCGTGGCGGCGCTTGCCGAGGCACAGCAGGAGATTGTCGCGATGCTCACGCGCAACCGGGCAGGCGCGAAATCCACGAAGGAAATCATCCGCGAAATCTGCTTTGAAGTCATCAACGGCAAAACCAACAGCGATGTGCTTCCCACCGGCATCGCGGGGATGGATGCGATGCTTCAACTCAACCGCTCCGATTACCTCGTCATCCCCGGCCCTACGTCATCGGGTAAGTCGGCGCTTGCCGCGCAAATCTGCATCGCGATGGCAAAGCAGGGGGCGCGCGTGCTTTACGTGCCGCTGGAAATGAGTGCAAAGCAAGTGCTCACCCGCGCCATAGCCAGCGAGAGCGGATGGAACGCAGACCGCGTGCGCGGAATCACCATCGCCGCCAGCCGCCAGAACAACCCAGACCTCGACGAGGAAGCGCGCGAAGCGCAGGTGAAATTCTCCGAGGGCGCTTACAAAATCGCCAACCTTGACATTGCCGTGCGGGACGACATCACCGACCTCGACGGCATCCTCGCGATGGCTCGCGCGCACGCGGCAGAAAAGCCGCTGGACGTGCTGTGCGTGGATTATCCGGCGCTAATGTCCATGCGTGGCACGTTCGAGCGGCGGCAACTCGCGCTGGCGCACGCTTCGCAATCGTTTAAGCGGTTCGCAACTGAGATCCGCGGACTCGTCATCACGCCCTCCCAAGTGAACAAAGACGGCGGCACACGCGAGGCGGCAGACTTCGAGAACGACGCCAATGCCATCCTCGCAGTGAGCTTTGACCCTGACAACGAATCCAAGCGCATCGTGCGAATTGCCAAGCAGCGCGACGGCGAACGCGGGCAGGCATTACCGCTGGAATGGCACGGCTCTACCACATGCTTTCACGACACATCAAAACACATCCCGCAATGACCGGCCAACCAACACCTGAGACAGTCACGACCGGCGTGCACAACGACGCGCTGCTGCGCCTGCACATCACGACCGCCGAGCGGGACGACGCCCGCGCCGAGCAGGACATCGCCTTCAGCCTCGGCGAACACGCCATGCTCTGCGTGCATCACACGGACGCCGAGCGTGTCGCGAACACCGTTGGCGGGAATTGCCCGATCTGCAACAAGGCGCAGATTCGCCAACTCCGCGCCGAGCGGGACGCGCTCGCAAAGGAGCGGGACGCACTCCTTACCGAACTCGACGAAGCCGCGAAGGGGAACGCATGAGCGGACGCCCGAGATCGAGGCAGCGAGAGGAGGACGAGTACGCGAACGTGCAGCCGCCGCCGGAAGCGCCCGGGCAGGCGCTCACCGCTCTCACCACCCTATGCGACCAATGGGAGGCCACCCGATGACGCAGGTGGACATGTTCCCTGCCCTCCCGCGCCGCCTCACGCACGCGGAGATCCTCGCCGGGTTTGCCGAGCTTTTGCGCGCGGTGGAGGCGATGACGTTTTGGCACCCCTACCCGTAACTCCCATGCCCACGCACTTGACCCGCCCCCACCGCGGCTGCCGTCTGCGCGACTGCGGTGCCCCTGACTGCCCTACGTGCGCCGGCGCCGAGGCCGCGCGGATCTACCGCGAGCAGCAGGAATGCGACCACGAGGAGCACGACCACGGC